GTGCAGAAACCGTCACGCGCCGCGCTGCTGCAATCAGCCAAGCAGTGGACGACGGCAGCCCGTGAGCGCGCGCATGACGCGATTGCCGCGGGCACGAAGGACGGCGCCGACATGACCTACATCATTGGTGCGCTCAGCCATGTGCTGAGCATTCTCGAGGAGGCGCAAGCCAATGGCTGACCATCTCGAGTTACGAAGGCTCGGTGATGACGAGTTCCCAGCCACCGGTGAAGGTGAGCTGCTCTGCAAGGTCGCCAGCAAGGAAGAGGCTCATCTTCTCGTGGCCGCATTCCCTGGCTCCGGCCGGTGCTGCGTATGGGACCCGGAGCAGGGGCGCTCAATAAGCATCATATCTTGGCAAAACGGAAGGAGCGCGAACTGATGACCCGATTCATCTGCTGGCTAATCACGCTCACGTACCTGATGGGCGCGTTGGGTTTCGCCGCAGGCTCGGTGGGACAATGAGCCGCTTCACTCGTCCCGAGCTGCTCAATCAGCTCACGTCCGCCAATGAAGAGATCGCCCGCGGCCTCGCGAGGACATCGGTCGACGACCGCCCCGCATTCTCGCAGATGGCGGAAGCCCTGCGCGAGATGGCGTACGCCGCCGAGGTGCTTGCCTGTGATGACTACACGGGTCCGGTGACGGAGCCGCATGTCGTCGACCTGAAGCACGGGCTCGACGACGCGGACCGGTCGCCGTTTTTCTTGCCCGAGGCGATGCTGGGCTACTCACGCGACCGTGAGTGCCAGGCGCGCAGTCTGGGCGAGTTCGAACAGGCGGTGCTGTGGCAGCAGTTGGCCGACCACTGCGAGGAGATTGTCGATGTCTGTTAATAAGCCCAGAAATGCGCCGCATAGTCCGCCGACTGACCCGGTGCTCACGCAAAGGTACCCACTAATCACGCCGCTTCAGGCATTCGAGCTGTTGCGCAAGCTGGACGAGCAGCACGGGAAGCGCGTGCAGGCATCCGCCGGTTGGACAAATGCTGATCTCGATGTGCGTGAGGCGCTAGCGAAACACGTGGCGTTCTTCCTGGTTGGCAAGAAAGTGACATCGCCATGACCGCCGCGAAGTCCGGCCCAGCCTGGCCCGATCGTCCGAAGTCTTTGGCCGAGCAGCTTGCCGCGAGCCTGCTGATTCGCCCGCCGCGCGAGCTGCCGACCGAGTCCGACTTGGACCGAGTTCACGGGGCTCTCGAAAGCCTCTTGTTGTTGGGAGCGGAGGTGGCGCTTTTACTGGGAGCTGCGCCGGATGTCTGGCGCGAAGGAGATGATGAGCCATGACGACTGGATACAAAGAAAAACGCATAGGCCTAATCAGCTGCCTGCGCATCGGTGTTGACGATCGCTCCGGCGATAAACTCGCAATCACCTTCAGCGTCGTGCTCGGAGAATCCTCCGTCTGCTCGCTTGGCGTTTACGGGCAAGAGGCTGCGGATGCGATCGTGGCCGCCGGATATGAGGATATCTCCAGGTGCCGAGCTTGCTACTGCGTATCGCTGGAAAAGGATGGCGCGTGGGGCACGAGCTGCTTGGTTGGGTTCGCTGGCTTCGTTAAGGCTGGGACGGTAAAATGAACGACCGCGCCATAGCCAAAGTCGACGCCGCGCACATCGAGTGCGACCCCATGCGCGACTGGGAGGTGATGCGCCAGCAAGCCGAGGCGCTGGTCAAATCTCGCCTGCTGCCGCGCGCCGTCGACACGCCCGAGAAGGCCATCGCCATTATCCAAACGGGCCGCGAGCTCGGCATCGGGCCCATGCAGGCTCTCCGCTCGATTCACGTCATCGAGGGCAAGCCGACCATGTCCGCCGAGCTCATGGCCGGCCTCGTGCTCGCTCGCCTTCCTGGCTCGCTGCTCCGAGTCGCGTCAACATCGAACGAGGAGTGTACCGTTGAAGCCGGGCGGCAGGGCCAACAGGCGACGCTCTTCCGGTTCTCGATGGCGGACGCGCGCGCTGCGGGACTCGTCGGCAAGGACAATTGGAAGAAGTACCCGGCGGCGATGCTGCGCGCTCGCTGTCTCGCCATGGCGTCGCGCGCCGTGTTCCCGGACGCAACAATGGGCATGCTCGACCCGGACGAGGTCGGCGCGATCACGACGGAGGGCGGCGAGGTGGTGAGCTTCGAGCCGCAGGTCCGCGCCATATCGCCGCATTCGCACCCGGATGAAGACGAGATGCCGAGCGCTGCCGACCCCGACGTAGCCGCCGACCTGCTCCGCCGCATGGAATCCGCGAAGGCATTTCTGCAAGTCGTCGACAGCTACGACAAGGCGCTACAGCTGCGCGAAATCCTCGGCAGCGCCGGCAAGCAAAGCCAGCTGACGCGCGACGTGCAGGCTGCGAAGGAAGCGCGCGCAATCACGCCGGAGCAGCACAAGGAGCTGAGCAAGCTCTGGCAGCATTGCCATCGCCAGTGCGCGAAGCTCGAGAAGGAGCTGGCGCCGAGTGCGGAGGATGTGTCGCACGCCAGCGGCGACTTTGCCGGCGCCAATCGCGAGGAGCATGACTATGACCCAGCGGATGATTTCGACCGATGACTGAAGCTAACCGCTGCGTTCACGGCGTGAACCCGCCGACCATGTGCGGGCACTGTGCGCGCTACTACGATAGCTCCGCCCGCGCAGCTGAGCAGGCCAAGCCCGAGACCCGCCAGACACACGACATATTCGCACCAGGGTTCAGCGCCGCGGATTGGCTCCGTGAGCATGCCGCGGAGAGAGCAGGAGAGCCCCAGCAGCCGAGCACGCGGGAGCTGATTGCGACGGTGCGGGCAGGCATCGGAGGGCAGCGGCTACCTAGCCACCAAGAGGGTATCGAGGCTGACGAGGCTCTCACCGAACTCGAGAAGCGAATTGGAGGCGAGTGATGGCTAAGCTGGCGCATACGTGTAGGTTTCCGTCGGCAAGTTCAGCGCCTCACCCGTGCCTGGCGTGTGACATGCTGCTCGTGCGCCGCGGTCCATTATCGGATAACTGGGACCCAATTTACTCCGCACTGGACGGAATCACCGAAGCCATCGCCGCAGCCCCTCAGCCAGTGAAGGCCGAGCAAAAGGAGTCGGATCCGCGGCAGATTTGCAAACGATGCGGCGCGCCCGCTGGTCTCCGAGGAACCGGCCGTGACTTATGTGACGCTTGCTGGGAGCCCTATGCGCATGGGGTATTCAAAATGAACAAGAGCGGCGGTGATGGTAATGGCTGAGGTAACAAGGAAACATCGCGAGATCACCTGGGGCTTTGACCTGTCGCCGGCTCAGCAACGTCAACTGGCGCAGAAGATTGCCGATATCGAAGCCGCGGCTGCGGTCCCGCGAGTGGAGCAAGACGAGCGGGAGCGGGCGCATCTGCTCGAGGGGGCGAGACTGCTGATTGGCCTAGTACGCGGCGAATATTCGGGAGCGAGTTTGGATCACTGGATCGAGACCGAGCGCGCCCGTCTTTCCGCTGCCGTCGAGCCAAAGGAAACCCCATGACCTACCACGCCGGAATAGGACCAGGGTTCGAACGAGTCGGCTTGCCCATCGCTCCGCGCGAACCGCACGTAACGTGCAACAATTGCGGCATCGTCGAGTCAGCAGTGAAGCGTGACGGTAGCCCGAAGGCGTGGATTCTTGCGAGGAAGGCGCCGCCAGGCTGGAAGCTCATTCGCACGGAGGAGCCGTTCTCGCGTGTCGACCTGTGTCCGAGGTGCAAAACATCCGCTACTGATGACGATTCTCGATCGTAGAAACTCGCTCACGCACGCGGTCCTGCGAATCCTGCAATCGGTCGACCTTCGTCTCGATGCCGTCTATTCGATGCGTCAGCGCCTCCTCGAGCTTGCGAATCTCCTCGGTCTGGCGCGCAAGCTGCTCGCGAACGTCATGCGCGATGCCGGTCGGATCTTCCGGTTGCCGCCGGCTAGCAAAGTAGATGTTGCCGCCGATCAACGCCGCGACGAGCACGGCAACGAACGCCCACGCCGGCCCCGAGAACCTGGCCTTGCCGTAGCTAGCATGTACGCCATCGCCCAGCGAATCTGCGAGCTCGCGCGGCGGCGGGTTCGACACCGGCGGCCTGTGCTCGCGCGGCGGCAGTCGCATGCCGGGGATGCCGGGGACAGCCATCACCCGAGCCGGAACGCGACCCAGAGCGCGGTAACGAAAGAGATGCCGAGCGCGGCGCCCGCAATCGCGAGCGGCAGCAGCTGCCGGCTCCTCTCGAGCGCGGTGACGCGGGTCGCGAGGCTGCGCACCTCGGTCAGCACGGAGAGCTGATTGGTCGCAACGTCGCGTACGGCGTCCAGCACCTGGTCGAGCTTGCGGTCGACCGCGTGAAGGCTCAGCGGGCTATCGAGCGGCGTGCGCTCCTTGTCGACGCTGTTCATGACAGTCCCAGCGCGCGGCAGGTCGCGTCATCAGGGTTCCCCGTCACCGGCACCCCGAGCTCGCGCTGGGCCCATTCGAGCGCAGCCGTCGACTTCGGGCCAATGATGCCGTCGACCGTGAGCAGCGGCGGCGGGCTCGCGTCGGGCCGCGCCATGATTAGGTTGTTCAGCGCGTGCTGGACCTCCGTTGGCGTCGCTCGGTGGATGATTCCCATGCCGGGGCTGGTATCCGCGTCGGAGTCACCAGCGCCCGCCAGGAGAGGCGCAATCGAGAAGAAGGTAAGCGCCGACGAGATGACGCGGGTCTTTCGGCGCACATCGGGTTGGTTTCCGTCGATGCTGTGAACCAGGTTTCCGCTCACCGACTCGACCACGAAATGGTGCTGGAAGGGCGAGGCCTGGTAGCCGATGTCGCCGGGGAGCGGCGCCCTGGTGACGTGCAGCGGATGGGGGTTCTGCAGCAGAAACCCGGCGCCCCATTTCCAGTGCTCGTCGGTGTCGAGCCCTGCGCGATGCAGGCAGTAGAGCGCGAAAGCGCCGCACCACGCCTTTTTGATGCCGGGCTGATATTGCCCCGGCGGCAGCACGTCTTTCCAATAGCGGTCGACCTTGCTCTGGTCGAAGGGTCCGATTTCGGCTGAAGCTGCGTCGATGATTGCTTGGCGAGACATGGTGGGTTACTTTCGGTGTGCGGTCCGGAGGACAGGAGTAGCGTCCGTAAAGGTCTTTGAGCCTCATGGTGTAAAGCGCATTCCGGATCGCGTTTCGCTGAACAATAGCGGCTAGAGGCGTCTGGATGGTCCGGGCGCCTTTGGCTTATTTGCTCTCCGGCAATTCGACTGTCTTGCCCGCGAGCGAGTGCGTGCAGTCGTCCAGAAAGCGAATCTTTCCATCCGTGATGAAGCTGTGGCACACGTGACCATCGTGCCTAGTCAGCAGGATTGACGGGCTCACCGTTGGGTTTTCACCATCACCGTTGTATGTCCATGTGTCGTTGAAGGTGTGCCACCCATGCAGATGCGAGCCATCGTTGTCGCGCTCGTGGCACCCGGGGCACAGGAAACGGTACGCCTGTACGCCTTTGTAGGGCTCACCCAGCGGCTCGACCTTCATGGCTCCGCTCCAGCCTTCAGGGCTTCTTCCAGCGCAGCGTCGGCGGCCGCGTCAGCCGCATCCGAGGCGATTGCGACTTTCGCCCGCTCGACTGCGGCGCCCGAGTCTGGCGCCGAGATGATCATCCGCAGCAGCTCCGTCACGTCATCGACGAGCGCAACCGGGATGTGACTGAGGACTTCGGCTATCGACATGACGCATCCTTTTCGGCCCGTGCGCGGTCAGCCTGGAGAGCTGGCAATGAAGGGCAATTGTCGAACGTGAAGCCCTGGCAGCTCGCGATCACCCGGGCGGAGTATTCGGCCTCGATGCCCGCGATTACCTGCGCCGTGCAGGGCGATTTTTGCGAGCCGCCGCAATGAGCCAGACCGCCAAGGCAGCCCGCCAGTACCAAGGCGCGGAGTGCATTGCGCCTCACGGCGTTTCCCGCTTGTTGACGCTGAACTTCGCCGTGGCGAGACCGACGCGCGCGAAGAACTCGGAGACGCGAGCGGGCAGCGGCAAGTGCGAAAGCGCCGTGCTGAGCAGCGACACCGCGCCGAGTAACGCCGCGCCGTCTTGTGCGATTTGCTTGATGGTTTCGATCACTGTGGTTTCCTTTCAGGACGAAATAATGACTGCCGTTGCTAGCTTCGTCTGAAGCGCTGCAGCCTCGGTCTGTAGCGTCGGGCTGAGCGCGTTGACATTCGCGGGCACGGCAATCTTCGCGTTCACGGTCGCGTCAATGATCAGCGAACCGTCCGGTTTGAATTTGGTGAGTGATGCTTTGGCCATAGTTCAGTTGCCGACTGGGTCCTGCAGGGATTGGGTGAGAAAAACGACGGTCGCGCCCGCGCCGATCGTCAGCGTGCTAACGATGAGTTCCGCGCCGGAACCGGCTATCCCCACGCTCACGTCGGCCACAACAGTGGTTCCGTCTGACTCGAACAGGCGCGCGAAAGTAGCTGTTCCCGCGTTCGGCGCATTCGTCTCGGAACTGATTGCGTTCGAAGTGCAGGTGCCCGTGCTGTCCGCCGCGCCGAATGCGGGGTTGCTATACCCACCGGTAGCCAGAAGCGTGTTTCCGGAGAGGGCCGTATCGGCGTCAGTTGGGCGCGTTCCGTTGTAGAGCCGGATGAATCCGCCGTCGCAGCGAGCCGCCTTCGTCTGCGCGTTGGCTTGTCTGAGTGATAGTCGGAATCTCATAGTGAAGCGCTCCAAATTCTCATGTTTGCTAGGTCGGTCCCGGTAAGTTCGCGGTTGAAGTAAGCAGCTCCGGCTAAATCAAAGTTGGCGCAGAATGCTGTGGCCCCATCGCCGCGGCAGCCCCATGTGAAGCCGTTGGCCGCAGCCGCGCCAGCGTCACCCGTCGCTTGGACTACTCCACCCATGGTGATGGTCGAAGATGCGCCCTTCCACAAAACTTCGATCAGCTGGAACTGTGTGTTGAAGTTCGGCTGTGAACCGCTATTTGCGTTGAGGTTAACCCCTGCACTGACGCGCAATGCCGGCGGCGTAGCAGTGCTCAGGGTGATCAGCGCGGCCGTGTTGCTCGCGGATACGCCATCGTGGATCTGGGCGCCAACAACCTTAGTCAGAATCTTGGCGAAGAAGAAAAGGTGCCACGTTTGCGCAAGCGTCACCGATCCTGCGGGGCGCATGAGATCGTCGATGCCATCGAACCGCAGAACGCGCTTTCCGTTCGGGCTTTGTCCGGTTTTGATCAGAGGTCGCTGTCCGGCTGTCGCCTGCGTTGCGTCCCACAGGGCATGACCAGTTGCTGTGTCGAGGTTCGCGACCGTCGCAGCTGCGGTACCGTCCGCCACCGCATTGGACGTGTCCGGGACGAATAGCGCTTGAATCCCGGCGATTGTTCTCGGATCCGGGACCGGATTCGTCACCGTTGCGCCGCCGGTGAACACCTCGGGCGCAGTCTTCTCGATGTAGGGGCGCAAGTACGGCACGACGTTCACCGCATATTGTGCGTGACCCGCGGTCGTTGGGTGCGGGTCACTGACGTTACCGGGAGTGACGAGTGTACGCCCGTCAACTAGCGCGCAGAATGTGGAGCGCGCTGCAACCACTGCCGCAATCGAAGAACGCCAGAGACTCGGTAGCTCCCCTTGGGCATTGACGCCCTCGCTGCCCTCAGCGACGTTCTGGAAGAGAATCAGCGTCTGGACCAGGCAGCGGACCGTCGGATCTGCGGCGTGGATAGCATCCAGAAGCTGACCCATCTCAGTGGCATGGCTAGCGGCAGTTCCGGAAGTCCCAAATGCGTTGAAGTCATTCACGCCTAGAGCGATATAAACTTCCCGGAACTTCGATCCCGTGCACCCGGCCATAATGTGCGCAACTGTCGCGGTAAACGTGCCGGCAGGAGTGACAATCCCGTGCAGCAACTGCCCCGACTGCCCGAAGATCGGAACGCTGTCGTATAGCGTCTGTGATTGACGCCAAAGCAGATCCCAACCGAGCAGCACCGGGGAGGCGGTTTCCCCTACGGAGATTGAATCACCGACCACGATCAAGCTCGCGACGGGCGTGCCCTGAATCACCGGCGTGTACTTGCTCGTGATACCCGTGACGTAGGCGCCCATCTCGACAATCTCGACGAGCTTTTGCCCGGCCGGGAGCGTGACGGCCTGCGTTTGCTTCACGTCGGTGGCCGTGAAGATGACGGTCTGGTTGTATACTTTGTTAACCCAGATCCCGACCTCATGCGGCGCGCTGCCGCCGAGCGCATGCGATACGGCCTCAATCGAGAGCGCCGTCTCGTCGGTGTTCAGCTGAATGGTTGCGCCAGGGTCGTGGCGCGTGAACACGTTTGGCGCAGAGCCCGTCACCAAGAACTGGGTGTTATGATGAAACCAGCTGTCCTGTGATGCCTGGAAAACAGCGACACCTCCGCCGCTGAACGATGCCCCGCCAGGAATGCGCACACCGCCGCCACCAATGTACATCGCGCGCCGATGCTCCGGTCGGCGCGAACGGATGGAGCGCTGAGCATTATACGGACGGATCTGCCGCGCCTCTTCGGGAGTAGGCAGATGAATCACCAAAACACCATCACGTTTGTTGCGGTGCTACCCGAAGCCAAGAGCTTGATGGCTTGGATGTCCAGCACCGTGCCGGCTGGTAACGAAGGCGTCGTAACCTGCACGCCATCCAGGCCGTTATAGGCGAGCGCGCCCGCGCCGAATACCATAATGCGTCTACATGGGCGCCCCTCGCTCGGCATGGCGAGACCAGGCTGCGCGCCTTTGATTGGGTCGTTCGCTCCGATATCGTAGTCAGCTGGCGTCGTTGTCCATGCGACCCGCTGCGAGTCAGACGATTCAGTGTTGGTAACCTTGAGCATCTTTCATCCTCCTAGAACTGTCGCCGAACCCGCTTGGCGGGATGCCGAAATCTTGCCGAGCGCCGCGCCGGATCCGTGCGGCTTTTGCTGCGCGTCTTGTTGCTGTTTCGCTACCTGGACAGCGGTAACGCGATCTACGAAATCGCCCGCTAGGGTCGGCTCTCCCGCGCCGTTCAGGTCAAGGAACAGGTCGAGTTGCAGCCGGTCGTTGAACGGCATGCGCTTACCCTTGGCGTCGAGGTCGCGGATCTTTTCGAGCGCCTTGGTCTGAATCTCCGCGTACATCTGCGGGTAGACGTTTTTGATTGCATCGATCTGCGCGTGCGTGACCGTCCCGCGGCGCAGGTCATCAACCACGCTCAGTGGGTTCGCGACCGCTGCCCACTTCTGCGCGAACTCGCGGATCTGCAGGTCGCTCGGGGAAATCTTGCGCGTCGGCTGGAACATGGTCGGCGCGTTCGTCCCGCTCGGTAGCTGCGTCTGCAAGTACTGCGCGCCGCGCGTCGCCGTGACGGTCGCTGCCTGTGTCAGGCGCGGCATCGACTCGTAGGCGCTCCCCATCGCCGTTTGCATATGCGCGCGCACGCCGGCGCCCATGTCCCGGTTAGCATTCGATATCTCCGCCACGCGCTTGTCGTAGGCGGCGGCGAGGTCCTTCGACCGACCCATGAACGCCTCGACGGCGGCTGGGGTCGCGATGCGCCGAATAGGTACCGCGCCGGAAAGTTTCCCCGCCTGGCCCAGGCCGACCGAAGCGCGCGCCGTCGATTCGCGAAAGAATGCGCCGAGTCCGGATTCGAGCTTGCCGTCGAGGTTGTTGGCGAGCTTGTCAGCGAGGACCGCGAGCACCGCGCTCGAGTGCTCGCGGACGCCCTTGTGCACCATGCCAGCCGCCAGGGCCCCGATCGGGCCGCCACCAAGCACGCCTGCAATTGCGCTCGCCCCATAATCGCTCGGCTGCGCTACGCGCATGCCAAGGTTTTGCAGCTCAGCCGCGCCGGCAATGTCGGAAGCGAGCGAGAGGTGGCGGTATTGGGTTTTCAGCTCTTTGTAGGAAAGTGCCGCCTTCTTGTCGAAAAACGTCGCGGCCTTGTCCTGCGCGGCCTCGATCGATTCCTCGAGGATGCCGCGCGCCTGCTCCAAGTCCTTCAGGTTCGGCGGCGCCCCCTGCTGCGAGAGGTTCACTCCGCGCTTGGCTTGGTAGATCTGCTCGTCTAGAGATTGCCTCAGCTTCGTCAGGTCAGATACGGAGACAGCCGTCGGCTCGGCCTTCGGCTGCACTAGTTTGCGACCGCTGCCGGTTGGTACCGCTTCGAATTTTGGCGCACTCAGCGCCTGCAGATCATCCACGACTTGCCGAATCGGCCCGGCCTGCGCGCGCGCAACCGAGCTCGGGTGCGTCTCGAGCGGCTCCACCACTTGCTTCTGGATGCGCTCGGCGATCGCTTGAGCGTCCGGCGCAATCTCCGGATGAGCCTCGAAAATCTTGTCAGCCTCTTCGCGGAACGCGCCGAGCTTTGCGCCGGTTTCCTGCTTGGCCTGCGCCACGCGCTCAGCAAGGTCGGACTGGGAATCGAGAGCGCGAAAAACAGGGGTACCGTCGCCGAGCGTCACGCCGCGAACCGTTTGCGCCATGTCGCGCATGGTCGACTCGGCGGCATCCGCCGTGCGGCCGAGTTTCTTGAGCGTCGAGCCGCGCGCCCCCAGCGCTTTGGCTGTGCGCTCGTCGGCGAAGTTGCGGACCGCGCTCGAGAGCGCGCCGGGCTCCGTCTCTGCCGCAACGGCTGGCCCATCGGCGGCGTCGAGCGGGGCACCGATGCCAGCCTCCTCGGTAGCGCCTAGCCCGTTATCCGGCAGTCGCGGCGAATCGAGCGGAGTCGCCCCGCGTGACCCGCTCCGGAGCAGCGCGCCAGCGCCGTGCGTGGCCAGCGATACGCCTCCGCCGAGGAGCGCGCCCCATCCCATGGCGGCGATGAGCTTTTCGCCAGAGAGCGGGATGTTGTGGAGATACGCCTCCTCGCCGGCCTGCGCCTGCCCGTACGCTGCCCCTTCGAGCGCGCCGCCTGCGAATGCCCCCGCCGCGCGCGCCGCAAGTCCGCCCCCAAGCGCTTTGGCCGCGGTCCCGCCGATTGCCCCGGCTCCTCCGGAAAGCGCGCCGCCGCCGATTATGGAGCCCGCAACGTTGCCGGCCGTGGCGGTGCCCGGGTTCGCCTCGGCGCGCGCCCGCGCGTTCTCGCTGTACTCGCGCCCGTAGGCCTCGCCCGTCTTGCCGGTCGCGCTCTCGCGCGCGTCCCCGAAAATGGTCGCTAGATTCTCGACGGTCTGCCGGCCGCCGATGTTTTTGAGCGGGTCTTCGTCGCCCCAAAGCGCCGCGTTCGCGCGCAGCGGGAGCGCGAGCGGGGCCTGAGCGGCATCGATGGCTCCGGCCGCCGCGGACTCGCCAAAGGTTTTCGCCTTGGCTTTGAGGGTAGAATTGGCAGCGAGCTTGTCGGCTGCTGCCTTGTCGGCCGCGGTGGCGGGCAGGTAATCGCCGCTCTCGAGCTTCGCGCGGACCTCGTCCTTTGGGACCTCGATGACATCGCCGTCCCGCGTCTGGACGTAGGCTTTCGCGGCGCCACTCATGGTCCGTCGCCGGTGTCAGTGTCGGGCTCGGGTGCTCCGACGATGTTCTCCGATGGCGTCGGGCGCGGCCCTTCCAGTGGCTCCCCGGTAGCGCGCGAAACGTTCACGTCTTTCTGTGCGCGCGTACGCTCGTTCACCATGCGCGGGTCGATGGTCGCCGCCGTCGAGTCGAGCTGGTAGTCGTATTGCGAGAGCTCGTGCAGGCGCTGTTTAAGGCTACGTAGCGCGTCGCCGGGCGTCTTGCCCATGACGGTCGGGATCTCGTGCTCGGCCTCCTCGGCGGTGATCGATTTGTCGTAAATCGTCTGCGCATGCAGGCGCGCGCTGTTCGCTCGAGCGCGCCGCAGCGCGCGCCCCTCTTCGCCAGCGAGAGAGTCGGGCAGGTGCCCCGCGACGTAACCGATGCCCGGCGACTTCGGCAGCTCGGTAGCTGGGCGGCCCGTCTTCGGGTCGATGACGGTCCCGGTCGCCTTGTCGATGGCGACACCCTGCAGCTTCGCTTCCTCTTCGAGAGCTGAATAGAGGCGAGCAATCTGCTCTTTCTTGGTGCCGTAGGTCGCCTTCTGGCGAGCAAGCGCTTGCGGGGTGAGGCCAAGAGCGCCCTGGTCCTTCCCCGGCTTGCCGAGCAGCTTGAGTCTCGCCTCTTGCTCGGCCGGCGTGAGCGGGCGCGGGCCGCCGCCTTCCGCCTGGTGGAACTTGTCTTCCGTCGCGGTCGTCGTCTTGCCGAGCGCGAGCTCCGCCTTTTGCTGCTCGCGCATGAGCGAGTCCTTCTGGAATTGCGCGGCCAGCGCGGCGGCGTTCGACGAAATCGTCCGGCTCTGCGCCTGCGCGGCGAATTGGCTCACCTCGGTTTCAGCGACCTTGTTCATGGCCTGCTGAAGACCGGCTTTCGCCATATCGATGTCGCCGTGATAGTAGTTGGCGAATCGCGCGAGCGCGTTGTTGCGGTCCGCGCGCCCGGCCTCATACGCCTGCTGCTGCGCCGCGATATCGTTTCGGATCTGCTGCTGGACGTACTCGAAGGCGAAGTTCTGCGAGTGCCCGAGGCTCGCGCCGGCCGCGCCGAGCGCCTGGCCGATCACGCTCATGATGTTCGCGATCGGCTCGCGCCGCGAAAAGAACCGATTCGGGTCGGGCTGCGCGGACTGTGAATAGTCGGCGAGTTCGCGCTCCATGTGCTGATTCTGCTGCTGATACGCCTGCTGCTTGCGCTGGATCTCCGCCTGTTGCGCGGCGAGGTGTTGCCGCGCGGCGAGGTTGTCAGCGGCGGCTTTCGCTGCCTGAGCGTCAGCGATCTGCTTCGCCGTGGCCTGCTGCCCAAGCTGCGCATCGAGCACGGATTGGTCCGCGGCAAGGCGGTCGCGCGCGGCTTGCGGGTCGTACGCCGGTCCCGCTTCGACCGTCGTCCGCTGCGACACCGGCGCGTAGCCAGCCGGGCGAGCTGGACCGCCGCCCGTGGTGCCGCGGATGAGCTCGGCCGCTGCACGCTGCGCAACCACGTCGCGCGCTTGCTGGACGGCGTCTTGCGGAGCCGGCTCCGGCTGCGCAGGCGGCGGAGGGGGGCCGTATGGAGTTCCCCCGGGCGCGGGGGGCGCAGGCTGGGAGGGCGCTGCGGCGGGCGCCGCGGGGGTCGGAGGGGGCGCGTCGGGCCTCAGCAGGCCGGTCGCAATCCCGAGCGCGGGCCCGGAGGCGAGGTGAGTGATAACCGGGTGCTCGGCTGCGAAGTTCGCTGCGGCGCTGATTACGGGGTGGCGCTCTGCCCAGCTTCCCGCGTCCGTGCGTGTCTCGCCCGGCGGCTTGTCGTTCGCCGCAAGCCGCTCATCCGGTTGCCCCAGCTGCTCGCGGTAGTGGCCGGCGATCTCCGGCAGCGCCATCAATGGCGGTCGCCCGTCGTCGAAATGGAGCATGCCGGCGCCGGGTAGCTCCGGGACATCGGTCACGTCGATGACTTTCGCCATCAGCGCGCGGCCCTCTGGTACGGCTGGTTGCTCGGATAGGGGTCAGAACCGGTCGGGCGAAAGGTGACGCGCCCGGCGTATCGACTCGCGTCAGCGATCGGCTGATAGGGCGACTGCTTGGCGGGTGCGTAATCCGGGTACGGCGCACCGCGCGGGGTGGCGCTGAGCTTGACGGTGTCGCGCTTGTAACGCTCGTCCGACGTAGCGTCCGTACCTGGCTCCTGTGGCTCTGGGTACTTGCTTGAGCCTTTGAGCAGGCCTTCCAGCTCAGCGAGCTTCGCGTCGAGCGCGTCGAGCTGGTTTTGCTGCGCGTGGTTTTGCGCCGTGTTCACGGTAGCGAGGCGCGCGCCGTTGACCTGCAACTTCCCGGTACCCGGCTCCGCCGTGACCGCGCCGCGCGTAACCGGGTGCGCAGCAAGGTCCTGCGCCATCGGCCCGACGTAGGTGCCTGCGCCATCGCGCGGATCTTTGTATTGGTAGATGCTGCCCGGGGCATTGCGCGCCGAGTCGGCCAGCAGCGCATCCCCTTGGCTCAAAATCGGGTGTGAATCGTCGCGAGCGAAGCGCTGGTATGCGCGCGCACTCGGCGGCCCCGACGTGAGCGATTGCCCGGCCGCCGACAGGCCGGCTCCGAGCGCCTTGCTGGCATCGGGCCCGGTGTCCGTCATCGAATTGGTGCCGTCGTCCGCCTTCGGGAGCTTGTCCGCTGGAATTTTGGCGTACTTCGCTACGTCTTTTTGGTCGGCCGCGGTCGAAAGCCCATGCTGGTCGGCGATCGAGAGCAGCGCATGGTAGGCGCTCTTCGAGCCGCCCGCGCCGCGCGAGGCGTCCGAGATCGGCTGATATGAGGAGATGAGTCGGCTCGGGTTGTGCGGGTCCCGTTGCGTCGCCGCCGGATGCTGAGGCTCGTCAGCGTCGTCATAATTCACCGGGATCCCGCGCAGCCGCGCGTAGTGCATCAACGGATCCTCGCCGTCACTATCGACAAGCGGCGCGCCGCGCGTGTAGCTCAGAGGCTGAATGTTGTCCTTCGCGCGAATGTCGGACGCAAGCTTGCCGAGCGCCTTGCCGGCCATGTTACCGGCGACGCTACCGAGCACGCCGCCAACGGGCCCGCCAACGGCCGAGCCGATCACGCCTCCCGCGACGCTGCCCGCCGTGCCACCGATCGCGCTGCCTTCCGCCGCGTGCGCCGCCGAATCCTGGCTTGCTTTCGACGGCCCGAGCGATTCGGTCGACTGAGCTGGGGCTTGGCTAGGAAGCGGGGCCGGGCCCTGATTGCTCAGCGGCTGGATGTTCGTTTTGTAGCGCTCGTCGGATGTGGCGGCGATGACGCCGCCCGCCGCGGAGAGTCCCCCACCTACGTACGCCTGCTGACGGTTCGCATCGGCGATGCCGGCTTGCGTCGCGTTGCCGGTGTCTATGCCGTGCGTCTGGTTCGCCGACGCCCACTCAGACTCGCGCCCCGCGAGCGCCGTCGCGTTGATGTTCATCTGCTGCGTTTGGGCACCCATCTCCGAGCCCATGCCCGCTTGTTGCGCGGCCATCTGCTGCTGTGCCCACGCCTGTGAAGTGGCGTCGTTGAGCTGCGTCCCCTGCAGAGCGGTGTTCGTCGCGTACTGCGCGCCAGCGAGCCCAAGCTGCCCCGTGCCCTGGTCGCCCGTGACGACCTGACCGGCGAGATTTCCCGCTTGGCCCATGGCGCTGAGGCGCTGCCCTTGGAAAGCCGTGTTCTCGTTCGCGCGAAGCTCTGCCGCCTGCGCGTTCGCGCCCTGTTGCGTAAGAGCATTCTGCGCCGCAGCCTGCCGCAGCGCCGCCGCGCTTCCGCCCATGCCGCGACCGGAGCGCGCCATCGCCAGCGCGTTCGCCGTGTTGGCGTTCGTCGCTTGCTGCAACTGCGCTTGCGCGGCGCTCGGCCCCGGTCCCTGGTTGGAGAAATCCATCAGCGCGTTGTAGGCTCCGGTCTGCAGCCCGCGATCGTTCGCGGCGTTCGCCGTTGCCGCGTTGTAGGCGCCGGTGTCGCCCTGATACATACTGGTGCCGCGCGCGCCCGCGCCTGCCGACAAGTCGCCTGCTCGCCCGGCGTCTGCGCCAAACTGGCTACTGTACTTGTCACCCGTCGCCTGCGCGTTGCCGAGCATGGCGGCGGTCGGTGCGTTGTTATTGGTGCCGAGCCCGAAGTCACCTTGTCGCTTCGCGAGCGCTTCGGCGTCGCTGAGATTGCCGAAGAGCGAGCTCTGTACCCCGAGCCCGTAATCGTACTGGTGGCTTCCGCCGAGCTCCGAGCCGCGCGCGACCGCCTGGTCAACCCCGAGTTTCGTTTCGTGTCGGCCGCCATTCTCGCCTAGGTGAGTTAACCCTGGCCCTACCGGTGTCTGCTGACTGCTCAGCAGCGCGCGCTGTCGCTCCTCGGGCGTCATCGTTCCATCAGGATTCGGCATCAGGCTTTCCTCGCTGCGGCAAGCCGCTTCGTCTTTCCGATCGTCTCGCTCTCGATGAACAACGCCTGCGCAATGAACCCCTCAGACGGCGTTCCTGCCGTATCCAGCACGGTCACGCGAATCGAGGACCCGAGGCGCGTCTTCGGCGTCACGTCTAGGTAGACGGAGCCGTCAGCCACGCCAGCGTCTACGCCGGTCACGTTGAACGAGAAGAAGTCGGGGGCCGCGCCATCCACCGAAACGGTCACGTTGACGAACGCCGCCCCGCGGTACTCGCCGAGCACCACCACGCGCCCGAAGCCGCCGTAGCCAGCAACGCCAAACGGCCGGATATCTCCGGTACCGAGCTCCGTCGTGATAAATGAACCCGCGTCGTCGAAGGTCGCGTTGGACTCTTGCCAAATCGAATCGAAGTGCCCCGATAGGCTCTTCGTCTGCACGAAAGCATCATTCCAGGTACCAGCCGGGCCGAGCTGCGGGCTGTTGTTGGGCGAAATGTCCACCGACCAGCCACCGACGCGCAGATCGTAGACGAGGCACACCGCGAAAGTTGAATTCTCCGCGTTGCCCATCATGAAACGCACGGTGATTTCTCCGAGCTTTCCCGACGAAGCAGGCACGGATACGAGCGTCGCGGACATGCAAACCGGAAAGCTAACCATCGTGTCCATGACATCGAAGCCGACGAAAACAGGCGCGTTAAACCCGCGAGGAAGCAGATATATGCCGCGCTTCGATTGGAATAGAACTCCCAATGATGTCGCAACTACCGATCGCCAGTCGATACACCCGACATCGGTGGGTAGTTTTTGCGGCGGGCTAAATGAGCCTGTGCCCTGGTCATCTGGCCCGTCACCGTTCACGAGGTAGATGGCCTCGCGCGCGAACGCAACAACCGTTCCGTCGATGCTCGCGATGCCCGTGCAATCCTCGGGCAGGAAAACGCTGAACTCGGCTTCGTCGCTGAATTGAGTTGGCTCGCCATCGACTAGGATTTTGCTCGCGGTGAGCACGTTGCGATCGAGCTGCCCACCGAGCCAAATGCGACCGTTGCACTCGGTCAGGAACGTGCAGGGCGGCGGGTAGGCGTTCGGCACGACACCACCGTCGGTGTAAAGAAACTCGGTTGACGCGATCGTCGTGTCCGCTACGGCATCCGCGTAGGTGACGATGCGTGCCGCGCCGTACCCCGTAGGGGCTCCAGTGTTCGGCGTAACGCGGTGATAGCTCGTGCCACCGACCAGTGTGCGGTAAACATGCAGCGTCGGCTGGGCGCGGCGCGAATAACCGGCAAGCGTCGCGATCGTGAGCGTCGCCGTTAGATTGCCAGCAGCAACGGTGACCGATGCCGGGTCGCTCGGCGCGGAGCGGTGACGGCGACCTTGCGGGTCCAGCCACTCGTACACAGCTCGATAGAGGTACGTTCCGGCCGTGAGCGCGCCACCCGCGGTCGCTGACGCTGACTGAATCACCGGCGCGTGCATGAACCCGCTCTCTTCGAGCGAGCCGTTGAATTCGTAGAGAATACCGCCCGAGATTTGCGCCGCGCGCCCCGCCTGCTGGACGCCTCGCGCCGCTTCTCTCTGTCTTGCGAAGATGCTGGTGAACGAAACGGAATCTACGCCGATCGCGTCAGAGGTGCCGCCGCCCTCACGAACGACCTGATTCAACGCGGTCCAAAACGTGGTGTTGCTCGACCCGCTACCGTCGCTGACCACGTCGCACATGTGAGCCGACGAAGCGACCGATCCGACCATGTTTGGGGTCCACAGCTGAGCCACCGGCGCGGAGTTCAGCGTGTTGAACCACATTAGGTAGAATGTGCGCTGATCGTCCCATCCCGGGTTTCCCGTGTCATGCGTGTGGCACCAAATGAACCGGCCATCGAGCGCGGCAGCGTCTGCGTTTCCGTAGAACGGGCGCGAGCAGGGGCGCAGATGCCAAACCGTGTGGACGATGCCGGCGCTGCCCGTGTTGGCAATGTCGGCGTAGCGCAGGTAAGCGTTCCCGTTGTAGCCGCCCCAAAACAGGCCACCGGTGTTGATGGAGTCGAACGTTACCCCAGGCTGATCGATGTTGTTTACGTCGGTTTCGACGGTAGTCACCCCTGCGAGTGACGCCGTGAATCCGTTGTTGAACGGTTGGAATTTGACGTTTCCAGGAGTCGGCTCGAGCCACGCGACGAACACCACGCTCGAGCTCGTGCCGACGATCGCCATTAGGCAATTGCCGGGCGCGGCTGCCGTCGCAAGCGCCTGCGTCTGCACGACACCAGGCGTAGAGGCTCCTGACATGAGCTTAGCGGTAATCGCTGTGGCGCCCGATTGGTAAACCAGCAGCCAATCGGACCCTCTAGTGGTAGCGTCGAACCTCATGTTCGCTCCGCCGAGCGTGCCCACTGTCGACGATGACACGAACGATAGGCTGGTTGTGTCAAACGCCTGGCAGGTAATGTGGAGAGCTCCGCCGGTATCAACGTAGAGCAGATAGATCATGCTCCCGACGGCAACCGCTCGCGGGTAGATCCCTAAGTTCGTCACCAGCTTTGCCGCAAACAGCACGGCCCCCGCTGAACTGACAACCTGGCAATAGACCGATGTGCCATCGTCCCAAGCGTAAAGCAGGTATCCGTTCGCGTAGGCGACGGTCGAATTGGCGAGCGTGGCTTGGTCGGAGCGCGCGATCGGGTCATGCCGACCCGGCGCGAAGTGAGGCAGCTGATGCTGATTCGACTCGGTCACGTCGGACCATGTCGAGCCGAGCAGGCGACGCACGCCGGCGCCCAGCCCAAGCAGCGGGGCCCCTCGCCAGCTGCTCACAAAGTTTACGTTGTGTTGCGTGTAGACGCTTCCGCCAGAGTCGAGCCCGGTGGCCGAGATTTGAGCGAGCCCGTAGCGCTTCGCTGGTCTCCCATCTTTGCGCCAGCGTACGTTTTGCGCGACGACGTGCACATTCGGCGGCGCGATACGCGGGTCGATGCCCTCGCTCTGACCACGCGAGAACAGCACTGGTAGCAGGTCGCTCATTTTAGCCAGTACCCCGAGTCGTCACACAGTATTTCGGTGACACCAGCCGCAATAGCTTGAGGAAGTGTGGACAGATCGATCGTGTCGCCAGCCTGTTGACACGACGCCTTCAGCGTGTTTGACGCCGACGTACGGAGCACCGTGATGCGCTTGCCGAAGTTCTTCGGCGAGAGCGGAGGCAGCAAAACAACGCCGCTGGCGAGCGACGTGTCGACGGTGATTTGCTGTCCGAAAATGCCAGGAATCGTCCCGCGTGCCGCGGACGCTGTCAGCTTCGCACGCGCTGGGATTTCAACGAAATCGTTGCGGATTGCGTCGCACTCGGCGCGCACGTTATCCTCGAGCGCGGACAGCTGGCGCCCGAGCTTTTCGGTGTCGCTAGTGGCGAACTGATTGATCTGCTTCAGCGTCACAGCATCGTCCTTCGGTTGCGCATGTTGCGCATGTCGATGCGCCGCGTGACGCTCGGCCGATCCTGCCGGAGACGCTGTTCGAACTCGGTCTTGAGGCGGTCGCGCTCAGCGGTGGCCATCGCATAGATGCTGCCGTCCCGGTCGCGCACGAGGATCTTCACGAGCACGTCCCAGTTCAGCCACTCCTCCCAGCCGGCAATGCCATCGAAGGTATCGGTGCCCGCGACGAGGTCCGGGAAAAGACCCATGAACCAGCCCGTGTATGGATATGCGGACTGCGGCGGCGGCACGATACCGAGCTTGTTACCGAATCGAAAGAAGCCGACCGGGATGCTCTGCGTCGCGCCCGTCGGCACGGGGCCGAAAATGCCCTGGTATTGATTGCGCTGCTCGAAGGGGATCTGTGGAATGTCGAGCACCTGGCCGTTTACCGTGCACTCGAGCTGGTACACGTGCAGCACCGGTCCGCCCGTCCAGCTGGACATGTCGAGCGTGCCGAAAGCGTAGGGCGCCGTGGGGCCGACCGTGAGAGTGCTTGAAAATGGGGTGAGGTACAGGGGCCAGCCCTGCTCACTCACCCACTCGCGCCAACGCTGAATCGATTGGTTGATCGCACGCGTGAGGTCTGGATCCGTGTGACGCAACGTGGCCCCGATCTGATCTGCCTGCCAGCGCACGTCCGCCAGCATTTGGGTCAGGGTTCTGGTTCTTGCCACGTTGCATCACTCCGGCGGGTTAGTACTCGTCGCAGGCCTTGATTGCGCGCCAGAGCGCGGTAACGCGCTCGGTGTCGCCGGCCATCTCCGGAAAGGCTTCCGTCGCGGCCGTTTCGAAGCCGGGCGGCAAGTCACCGCCCTTGTCCTCGTCGTCAGCTCCGCCGGGTTTGGGTTTGCCGCCGCCCATGATGACGGCGATGTCCAAGCCCTTGCCTTTGCTCTTGCCCTTCGGCTCGTCGCCGTCGGGCTCCATGCCTGGCATGCCGGCCATCAGAATTGCTTCGTCCGGTTCAGCACGAAGGCGAACGTGACGGTGTCGCCGTTGGCCGGATCGGTGGCCGTTCCGCCACCGTTGCCGAACGTGACGGACGCGGTACCCGCCGTTGGCGAGAACGCCGTGACCCACACCGTCTTGATTGTTCCTGCAGCGGAAACGAACGTCACATCCAACTCGGCGTCCGTGTCTGCAGCAGGCGGGAACGTGAGCGCGTACACGCCGGCCGTGCCGTGTGTGACGCTCATGTTCTGGTCGTCCTGCGAAGTGAGTGGCGAGGGTACGGCGCCGGCCGCGCCGATCGTCGCTCGCATCCTCATGTGTACGCGATCGAACCTGGCCGACCGGAGGTCGTAGGCAGGAACATCGCCAGCGCTTGCACTCATGATTGCACCTCAGGTCGTTGCGACGCGGCCGCAGAAGCCCGGGGCAGCAACCACGAAAGCCGGGTAAGCCACCAGGCGGTATTCGTAGTCGTTGCTCGCGACCTTGCGGAGCATTTCGAGCCCGTCACCATTGACGACCTCGGGGATTTTGCTGAGGCCACCGAGCTTGACGGTGTCCATCTTC